GGTAAAACAAAAGGATGGATAGATGTTTATGTTTTAAATAAACTAGGTGCTATAGAAGAAGGTAAACCTGTATATCCTAACTTTAAACAAGAACTACATATATCAAAAGAAAAATTAAATCCGAATATACAACAACCAATATTTATAGGTATTGACTTTGGATTAACACCTGCAGCAGTCTTTGGTCAAAGAACAGCTTTAGGTAAATGGAATATACTAAATGAACTAGTATGTTTTGATATGGGTGTTATGAGATTTTCAGAATTACTCAGAGGTGAGATAGCTAAAAATTATAAGAACTATGATATACAAATTTATGGAGATCCTGCTGGAGATTTTAGATCACAAACAGATGAAAGAACTCCTTTTTCAATTATGAGGAACTATGGATTAAAAGCATTACCTGCACCATCTAATGATGTTGCTTTAAGAATAGAATCTGTAGATTCAGCTTTACAAAGACTTATAGATGGTAAAGCAGGATTTAATATTGATCCTCAATGTATTAATTTAAAAAAAGGATTTAATGGAGGTTATCATTATAGAAGATTACAAACTTCAGGAGATAGATATGATGAGAAGCCATTTAAGAATAGATATTCTCATGTCCATGATGCTCTCCAATATCTGATGATGGGTGCTGGAGAAGGTAGAACTTTATTAGCAGGTAGATCACAATCTAAACCAACAGTAGTTAAAAAGGAATGGGATGTCTTTGCAGGACAAAGAACTAAAAAAAGGAGAGTATGGGATCTGTTCAAAAAGAATGGTTAGTTTATTTTTATGAAGATGGTATTAAAAATAAATATAGTAAATACCTCTTTTGGTTAAAAAAAGGGTTTACCCATTGTGGAGCTTTACAATATGATCCTCATTTAGAAAGATGGTTTCATTTACAATTTACTCATGCAGGTATTAAATTAGATGTTTTAACTTCTGAAGAAGCATCTGGTATATTTAATATTCTATATCATTTTAAAGTCTTAAAGTGTCCTTTAAAAGATGACATGCAATTTCTTAGGATAAATGCCATAACCTGCGTATCATTCATTATGAGATTAATCGGATTTTGGAGGTGGTACATCTTTACTCCATATCAATTATATTGTGCGTTGCTAAAAGCTGGATATAAGCCATTTTGGTCAAAACGGACAAATCATGGCAAAAAAACTGACACCGAAACAAATCTTTGATAAGCTGGAAGACCTCCATGCTGAAGAAGAAGATTTATTAAATCAATTAAAAGATCAAGTGTGTGAATGTGATGATGATGATTTAGACGCAGATTTCGAGGAGGATATATAATGGGAAGCATATTTAGAAAACCTAAAAAACCTGCTAAGTCACAAGCTCAAATAGATTATGAAGCTAGACTTGCAAGAGAAACTAAAGCTCAAGAAGAAGCTAAAGCACAAGCTGAAGCTAATGCTAAAGAAACAGAATATAAAAAAGCTAAAGGTTTAATAGGTTCTCGATCTTTATTTGGAAACCCAGGTGGTCGAGGATTTTATAGTTAGGAGATAAAATGGCACACGAAACTTGGCATACAAAAGCGTGGATAGCAGAAAAGATTAAAAAAGGTAAAAAGGAACACGGAGATCATTATCCTGCTACTGATGCTCAAATAGATGAAGTATATGGCCCAGGTTCTGTTGAAAAAGAATTTGACAGAATTTATAATAAAAAAAATAAAAAGAATAAGTAATGGCATATGTTGATGTTAGTGATCCACCTAGTTATGGATCTACAGATAAAGCTACAAGCATCCTTAAGAAATATAAGGAAGCTGAAAACATAAAGGATTACTGGAAAGATAAATTCGAAGAAGCATATGAGTATTGTTTACCTAATCGTGAGTCTTTCTATGATGAGTCCCCAGGACAAAAGCGTACCGATAAAATTTTTGACGAAACAGCTGTTGTCGGAGTCCAAGAATTTGCATCAAGACTCCAAGCAGGAATTACGCCAACATTCGCTAGATGGGCAGATTTTCAAGCTGGATCAGAAATACCAGATTTACAAAAACCACAAATAAATTTAGAGTTAGATAAAATTACTAACTATGTTTTTCAAGTATTACAAAATTCAAACTTTAATCAAGAGATACATGAATCATTTATGGATCTTGCAATTGGAACAGGAATCTTATTAGTAGAAGAAGGTGATGCTGTTAATCCAATTAAATTTACTGCTGTACCATTAACAAGAGTATGTTTAAACAATGGCCCAGATGGTAAAATAGATACTGTTTATAGAACAAGATATTGCAAACCTAATGAAATAAATCTTTTATATCCTAAAGCAGTATTACCTGAAAATTTTGATCCATTAAAACAAAAGAAACAAGTTAAAATTATAGAAGCTATTTACAAACAACACGAAACAAATGTTGAAAAATATAAGATGTGTGTTGTTATGGAAAATCCTAAACATGTTTTATTAGAAGAAACATATTCAGGTTCAGGTTCTAATCCTTATTTAGTATTTAGATGGAACAAAGCATCTGGTGAAGTTTATGGTAGAGGCCCAGTATTTAATGCAATGGGTGCTATTAAAACTTGCAACTTAACTATAGAATTAATTTTACAAAATGCACAGATGTCCGTATCTGGTGTATATACTTATGAAGATGATGGCGTTATCAATCCTGATAACATATCTCTCGTTCCCGGATCTTTAATACCTGTAGCTCCAGGTTCTAAAGGCCTCTTGCCAATTCAGGCAGCATCTAACTTTGATGTTGCCCAATTGGTTTTAAATGACATGAGAGCTAATATTAAAAAAGCATTATACATGGAAGCTCTAGGTAAACCAGAAGGAACACCTATGACTGCTACCGAAGTTTCTGAAAGAATGGCAGATCTATCAAGACAAATAGGTTCCTCTTTTGGTAGACTTCAATCTGAATTAATAAATCCATTATTACAAAGAATTATTAGAATTTTATCCAAACAGGGTAGAATAGAAATCCCTAAAGTAAACGGTAGGGAAGTTCAAATAGCTCCTCGTTCTCCTCTAGCACAAGCTCAGCATCTACAAGATGTAGCAGATGTAACTAGATTCAACGAAATAATTGCATCAACTTTTGGGCCACAAATGATTAATTTAATTGTGAACCAAAATAATACTGCAAAATATTTAGCTGAAAAAATGAATCTGCCTGAGAAGTTAATTAGAAGTGAACAAGAGCAACAGGCGTTAGCTCAACAACTACAGCAGCTAAGCCAAGTCCCACAAGGAGGTGAAACTCCAGAAGGAGGTTAAATGACTTGGGATAAGTTAAAGAAAGAAAAGCCCAAAATAGCAAATAGTATAGATGGTTATATAAGAACACCTGAAGAAGATAAGGTTCTTAATAAACATTTTGCCAATGTCTTTAAAGGAGATGAAGGTAAAAAAGTTTTAGACTATTTGAAATCAATAACAACTGAAGCTGTTGCAGGGCCTAATATTGAAAGCAACAGATTATTTCATTTAGAAGGTATGCGTTTTCTATTTGGAATTATAACCACACGCATAAACAAAGGAGAAAATGATGGCAGATGATAATGCTAATGCAGCACCAATCGTCACAGAAAAAACTTCTGAGATAACTAAACCTGATTATGTTCAGGATAAGTTTTGGGATGCTGACAAAAAAGAAGTAAATATAGAAAATTTATCTTCTTCTTATAACTCACTTGAATCTAAATTAGGTTCAAGAACTGAAGATCTAACAAAGCAAATCAGAACTGATCTTGAAGCTGAAAAACTCAAGAATGTTCCTGAAACATATAAACTTAATGTACCAGAATTAGAAAATACTTCTGTAAAAGTATCAGAAGATATGCCTATTGTTCAATGGTGGAATAAGACTGCTAAAGATGCAGGTCTTTCACAAGAACAATATGATTCTGGTGTTAAAGCATTTGTTGATAATGCTGTTGCTAATCTTCCTAATGTTGATCTTGAAAGACAAAAACTTGGAGATAACGGTAAGGAAAGAATAGAAGCAGCTTCTATGTGGAGTAAAAAACATTTAAGTCCTGATGGGTATAGTGCTATAGCTAATATGGCTAGTACTGCTGAAGGAGTTAAAGCTATTGAGGAAATTATGAATCTAACTAAAGATACTAATATTCCTACTACACAAACTCAAATAGATGTATCTGCAAATGCAGATGATTTAAAAACAATGCTTAATGATCCTCGTTATTGGGATAGCTCAAGACGAGATCCTGCGTATGTAAGACGAGTAACGGAGTTATATGAAAAAGCATACAAAGGGCAAAAGCAAGGTTAAGTTTAATTTTAAAAAACTTAAAAAACCTATTAAATGGCTTGACTGTGTATCGCAAACAGGTTGGTTATCAGCAGCACAAGTAGATGCTGCTGAACCAGCTAAATGTGTTACAGGCGAGTTTTGGGTATTCAAAGATACAGACGCTTATATTACATTATTTGGCACCTATTCCTACGATGAAAAAGGTGATATAGAATTTGGAGAAGTTATTACTATTCCTAAACAATGGATATAATTGTGCGTTGTCAATAATTAACATTATATAATATTCCTATTTCAAGACCTTTTTAAAGTCTATGATTGCCCTTAACTGGACAACAATCCCCTGCATTAAAAAGATAATCGGTTAATTTAAATAAACGCTTAACAAAAGGACATGCATAATGGCAACTTCAATAACTAATGCTTTTATCACTCAGTTCGAAGCTGAAGTTCACATGGCTTACCAAAGAATGGGAAGCAAGTTGAAAAACTTAGTTAGAACAGTCAATGGTGTCAACGGAAATACTGTTAAGTTTCAGAAAGTAGCTAAAGGTTCAGCTAATACTAAAGCAAGACATGCAGAAGTAGTAGCTATGGATCTAGCTCACAGCAATGTGTCTGCTACTTTAACTGATTACTATGCAGCTGATTATGTTGATAAACTTGACGAGTTAAAGATAAACATAGACGAAAGACAAGTTGTAGCTCAATCTGCAGCGTATGCACTTGGTAGAAAAACTGACCAAGTTCTTATCGATGTACTTGATTCTTCAACTTCAATCGCAGCTAATGTTAACAGTTCTGCTACAGGTATGACTTTGATCAAAGCAAAGAACATGATGGAAATTTTTAATGGAAATGATGTTCCTGATGATGGTCAAAGATACTGGGTAGTAGGGCCGAAACAATGGTCAGATCTATTATCAATAGATCAATTCTCTAGAGTAGAGTATGTTGGCCCACAAGATCTTCCATTCCCTGGCGGTATTACTGCTAAGAGATGGATGGGATTCTTGTTCTTCGTACACTCTGGATTATCGACTTCTGGTTCGGACAGAAAAACTCTTTGCTTCCATAAATCTTCAATAGGTTGTGGAATTGGCTCAGATGTTAGAACTGAAGTTAACTACATCCCTGAAAAAGTATCTCACCTAATAACTTCAATGTTATCTTTAGGTGCAGTAGAAATTGATGGCGATGCTGCTAGAGTGCAACTTTGTACAGAATAATAACTAAGGAGATATAATAATATGGCTTACGCAACTGACAATCCGATCAAAAAGGTGGCTCAAATGGGTGGCAATGCTCTTTGGTTTTATACTGACGGAGATGCTATCGCAACTGTAGTCGCTAGTGGTTACTTTAATAGTGCTTACGCTGAATTAAAACAAGGTGATTTAATTCTTTGTTCTATCGGTATCGGTGGAACACCAGAAGCAGATTTACTTACTGTTACTTCAGCAACAGGTGCAACTACTGTAACAACTGCTAAATTGGCATAACGCTGATTTCGATTTAGGGGGAGAAATCCCCCTAGATCATTTTTTTTAAAATTATGGCAACAACGAATATAGACATATGTGCAAGAGCTTTAGTAATGATAGGTGCTCAACCAATTTCATCTTTTTCAGATGGAAGTACAGAAGCATTAGTTGCTAATAATGTATACGAAGATATAACTAAAGCTGCTCTTACTAGACATAAGTGGAGATTCGCAACAACTCAAAAACAAATTTCACTATTAACAAATACACCAGCAGGAAGATATGATTATGCATATCAAGTTCCTACATCACCAGAAGTTTTACAAATTAATACAATTACAGTTAATGATTATGTAATTCCATATGCTAGATACCAAGATTACATTTATGTAAATGGATATGGTTCAGGAAATAAATTAATTATGGATTATATCTATAGAGTAGATGAAGGATATTTCCCTCCACATTTTGTATTAGCTTTAGAATATGAATTAGCATCAATCTTTGCAGGTTCTGTTGCAAGAGATTCTGCTATGATTTCTCAATTTAAAGAATTAGCTGAAAGACAATTTCTTATTGCTAAAAACATTGATTCTTCAGAAACTACTTCAAAAGTATTAGATACAAATAGATTTATTAATTTAAGAAGATCTACAAGAACGGATGTATAATGGCGAGAACATTAAAGACCGTAATAACTAATTTTTCTTCAGGTGAATTAAATCCATTATTAGCACAAAGAACAGATGTTCCATCTTATTTTTCAGGAGCTAAAAGCTGTAAAAATTTTGCTTTATTAGCTGAAGGTGGAATTATGCGAAGACCAGGAACAAGTTTTTTAACATCACTTCCTGCTGAATCTAGAATTATTCCATTTATATTTTCTGATGATGAAGTAGCTGTTATTGTATTATCTAATAATAGAATGGATGTATATAATACAAGTGGTGTAGCTCTTACTGCAAATTATACAACAAATGCTAATTGGACAACAGCTCAATTATTTGAATTAAATTTTGCTCAATTTGGAGATACTATTTATGTTACACATAGAAATAATGCAGTAAGAAAAATATTTAGAGCATCAGCAACTTCATTTACAATTAGTACTTTTGATTTTGCAACTCATTCTTCTGGTTTTCCTATATATGAACCATATTATAAATACGAAGTATCTAGTACAACTATATCTACTAGTGGTACTACTGGTTCAGTAACAGTTACAGCTTCTGCAAATACTTTTTCTAACTCTTGGGTAGGATTAAGAATTAGAAAAAATAAAAAGACTATGACTATTACTGGTTATACTAGTGCAACACAAGTTACAGCAACAGTAAATGAAACATTAACTAATACTACTGCAACAGCAGATTGGGATGAACAAGCTATGTCAGATTTAAGAGGTTATCCTCAAGCTGTTACTTTCCATAATAATAGATTATGGTTTGGAGGTTTGTTTTCTAGACCTGCATCTATACAAGCATCTAAAATTTCTGAATATACAAATTTTGATGTAGATGTTGGAGGAGCTTCAGATGCTATTGATATTGATATATCTGGAGATCAAGTTAATGAAGTAAGACACATTATTACTGGTAAAGACTTACAAGTTTTTACAGATGGAGGAGAATATTATATTCCAAGAGCAAATGATAATACTATAACACCAGCAAATGTTGCTGTTAAAAGACAAACACCTTATGGAATATCTAGAACAGCTCCTCAGATGTTTGACCAAGCAACAGGTTTTGTTCAAAAAAATGGTAAAGCTATAAGAGAATTTATTTATTCAGATATTGAAGATGGTTATAAATCTACAACAGTATCTATACTTGCTCAACATTTAATTGATAGCCCAAAAGAAATAGCAGTTATGAAAGGTAATTTAACAAGACCTGAACAATATGCTTTCTTTTTAAATAATGGTTCTACACACGCAGGTAAACTTTCAGTTTTTCATTCTGTAAGAGATGAAAAAATAGCAGGATGGACTCAATGGTTTACAAGAGCAAGTGATACATTTCAATCAGTATCAGCTTTAAATGATAATTTAATAGTTATAGCTAAAAGATCTCTTAATGGTGTTACCACATATACATTAGAAAAATTTGCAGATGATGATAGTACTACATTAGATTGCCAAACTACTTCAACTTTAAACCAACGAGGAACACCTCTTATTGATGGAGCAGGTCAATCAGGAACAGTAGTAGTAATAGATGGATTAACTTCAGCACCTAAAGTAAATGAATCATTTACAATAGCTGGTAATGCAACTGAATATACTATTCAATCATTAGTTAATAATGGTAGTGGAGAATATTCGTTAACACTTGATAAAACTTTAGCAGCAACTCCAGCAGATGATGCTGTAGTAACTTTTACTAAAGGATTTTTACATACAGTAAATGGTATATATACAAATGAATCTGTTAATGTTATTGATGGTAATAGTTCTGTTGGCTCATTTACAGTATCAGGATCTGATACAATAACATTAGTTAATGCACCAAAAGCTACTGGTTTAAAAATAGGATTCAATTATTCTACTGAAGTAGAAACAATGCCAATTGACAAAGAATTACCTGAAGGCCCATTAACAGGTCTTCCAAGAAGAATCTCAAGAGCCATCGTGGATCTTAACTCTACTCTAGATATGAATATTAAAGCAGCAGACAGCACCTCTAAAGCTCTAGTTATTCAACAAGTTAGTTTCCAAGGTGGTTCTGACCTCGTTCCTGTAACATCTAAAAAAGAATTTTATTTTTTAGGTTATGATAAAAGTCCAACAATAACTATTTCTCAAGATGATCCTTTACCAATTAAAATCTTGGGAATGAATGTGGAGGTAGTTTTTGCATGAGTGCTGATCCAGTAACAATGATGATTATATCTAGTGCTGTACAAATAGGTGGAGCATATAGAGATATTCAAGATTCTAAAATTCAAAGTGAAATAGAACAAGAACAATATGAATTAAAAATTAAAGCAGCTAACCTTGATGGTTTAACTAAAGAAAATGATAGATTAACAGAAGCTGAAGAAACTAAAAAAAATAATTTAGCTATTTTAAGTGGTTCAAACATAGATGATAATAGTGTTTCTTTTTTAAATATTCAAAAAGAAGTAGATAAAAAAGCACAGAAAGATATAACTACTATTAGATTAAATGTTGGTGCTGCAGTTAGTGATTATTCGTTAGAAGCAGCTAAAGCTAAAAATGTTAGAAAAAACGAACAATTTGGTGGTTGGGTATCTATTGTAAATTCAGGTATTGAAACTAAAGCTAAAATAGACAAGTATAAAAAACCTAATACAACTAAAAGATATACTGGTTATGGAAAAACTGGTTATGGAAGGAATCCAGATGTTTGGAAATAGTTTAATAATAATTTTTTTTTGTGGAGTATATCAATAATGGCATTAGATACAGGTAAAAAGAAAATTGCTTTAGAATTAAATAAGAGTCCTGTTACTCAGGTAAAATCAAAAAGCAAACTAGGTATTATTGCAGATGAAATGGAATCATCTCTACAAGCATTAGAACAAAATGCTATAGCTATTGATCAAGCAGATTGGTATAATAGTTTTGTAGAAACTACTGAAACTGATTTTAGAAAATTTGCTGAAGAAAATAAAGGCAATCCTAATAATATGACAGAAGTAGTTAATGCATATAGTGAGTCTATATTAGCTCAAGTACCTATTGCATACAAACAAACAGCTGTATCTATATTAGCTCATAAAAAAGCTAATGCTATTAATAAAGCATCTACTGATTATATTAATTTAAAAAATGATAAAGCTGCAGCAGGTAATGTTAAAAACTTTGATTATACTTCTGGAGAAATTAATGAAGGATTTGAAAACATTTTTAACAATGCAACAGATAGTTGGGAAACAAAAATTAATAAAATTAATCAAGAAGCAGTAAATAATTCTATACCTTTATTAAACAATAATAGCCATGAAAGTCAAAATTTAGTTGATGGTTTTGTTATAAACCAGTCAACTCATAATAAATTGTTTTATCAAGGAATTAATGATTTTACAGAAAATAGATTGTTAGCAATAATGCAATCTTTTGATAGTGAAGATCAAGCATTTAATTATTTGCAATCTTGGTTAAATGGAGAAGATGTATACCCTATGCCAGAAAGTAATAATGCTGTTATGACCGAATATAAAAAATATATTTCTGAACAAGGTACTAGAGATAAAATTTATGAAAGTGTATTTGGTAAATTTAATAATATTCGTGGAAAAAGAATAGCTGATTTAAATGCAAGTAAAAATAATTTTTCTTTTGAAGCTGCAATTGAACCTGGTGGAGCTTTTCATTTTATGAATTTTATGGAAGGTAAAAATAGAAACTTTTCTTTACACATGTCAAAACATGCATCTTCTGTAAAAAATACAGATAAAAAGAAATTAATGAAACACTTTGCTAAAGTAACTAAACTTGCTGATAAAGCAGATGAAGCAAGAAGATTTAAATTTGTTACTGGTTTATCAAAAGAAGAAAAATATGAAATGCTAGATATGCTTTTATATTCTGAAGGTATACATGATGGTAGAGAAATACTTAAAGTAACTGATGCTAATTATGGAAAAATGAAAGCAATATATAAAGCACAAGGTCTTGTTCCTAAACATTGGGCAGCTTTTATAAATTCTGAAACTGGAAATTTAGAAGACGAAGGTGTTATGAAAAATTTTAAAGAAAAATTAGATTTATATAATGATATTAAAAATGATTTTGTAGTTGGAAGTTTAGAAGCAGATCCTTTTTTAGTACATGTAGCAAATTCTGATTATACAACAGATATGGATTTAATAACTGCTGGTATGAAATGGGGTACTAGAGATATGAAAAAAATAACTGAATATGTAGATAATATTGCATTAGAAAATATGGATAAACTTAAATTTGAAATTAATGAAGCATTAGATGGTAATCCAAATATAATAGATGATATATTTTTACCTTGGAGGGAAAGTGTATCTAGAGATAAATCATGGAGTACTTTTTTAGGAGATAATAAATATTCAGATCTATTATTTCCTGGATGGACATTTTGGGCAAGAAGTCCTGCAGAATTATTTGAAGATAATCCACAATTGCTAGAGGAGTTTACAGCAAAAGTTTTAGAAAATATTAAAATAAATGCTCCTAATGCTACATTTAATATGTTTCCAAAAGATAATGGGATTATAACTAATGCAGTATATAAATCATTAGATCAAATGTTAGCTGGAGGATGGGCACCAAGTAAATATACTAAAGCAGGAGATAATAAATATCATCTAATTAAAAATGGTATTGAAAGAGAATATGGCATAGATGGAACTGTTCTTAATGCAGATGGTATAGCTCATGTAGAAGCATGGTATGATTCATTACCTAAAGATCAAAAAGTAGGTCTATTAGGTATTAAAGAAAACGGAGATGAATGGACATTAAAAGAAATTACTAATGTAATAATGGACACAGATAGTAATATTATTTATCAACCAACTAATCAATTAGTTAAAAACAAAATGTCATATAGAATATCTATTATTAATCCTGATGGTAAAGTAATTAGAGTAACTCCTTCTGATGCTGTATGGGTTCCTGATGCTTTTGATCAAGAAATTAATCCTGATGCTCCTGCTAATGTAGGACAATTAGTAGAATGGTTAGCACAAGATAGAAAAAATTTTATAGACAAATGGTTAGGCCCAGCTAAACCTGATGATAATGGTTTAGAAACAGTAATTAAAAAAGCATCTCATGGTGTAGAAAAATTAAAAATTAGAATGGCAGATTGGTCATGGATGGTAGATTTTCCTTTTGCTGATGACATTCCTAATGAATGGAAGCCATTTAAAATGTTATTTAATATTGCACAAAATGTTCCTGATTTAAGTGAAGCTAAAAAAAATGTTGAATTACAAAGCATTAAAGAAAATGAAGTATTAAGTTATTCACAAAAAGTAAATAAAAATAATAAAATACCAAATAATTCTAAATTTGTAGAAGGTTTATTTGCTCCACATAAAATGCCAGTAAGAAATTACAATGAAGGTACAATGTTTATGCAATTTATTAATGATAATTGGCAAGACAAATCATTACCATTAACATTTAGAACTAACAATTATATGGCAGTTAAAAAGATTAAAGGTGGATGGAATGGTGCTTTAGATCTTAAAAACGAAGGTAATGAAGCTGCAGTGTTTGCTCATCCTGCTGATAGTATTAGAGCAGGTGTTATAACTATGATTAATATGTCAACTATTGTTAATAATAAATTAGTTAAAAAATATGGTGATACTCCAAGTTTAGAAGAAATATTATCTGCTTATGCAGAAGATAGTGCTTCTTATATTAAATCAGCAATAGAACAAGGTTTTGATGTAACAGAAGCTGTTAATTTTCAAGATGAAAATCAAATGCATAATATAATTAAATTTATGATTAGACATGAAATGGGTAATGAAGCATTTGATAAATATTATCCTGAAGGTAATTTAATCTTAGATGTATATATTCAACAAGGTTACAAAAATGGGATTAATCATTTTGCTGGTAAAATGTTAAAATACTAATGGGAACTTTTTATACTCAACAAAAACCTATGGACTGGGAAACCAGAGAGAAAAGAGCTATGGAAGCTCAAAAAACTTTAAAGTTTCAACCTTTCAGAGATACATGGGATGGTATTTCTGATGAAAACCTTTTCGTTATGGGTGGAGAATATTTGTATGATGAAATCATGGATAAAAAGAATTTTGTTGATGATGAAAATTATAATTACAAAACAGATCCTCAATTAATAGGTATGGAATCTATACAAGATAAATTTATGTTTAGTAAAAGTGCTCAAGAAACTAAATGGTTATTAGATGAAATGAATCACAATGCTACTATTCAAAAAGAATCACCTTATTATTTTCTTGGTAGAATAATAGGAGCTGTTACAGATCCTTCTACTTATGTAGCTTGGAAAGCTAAAGCAGCAAGATCATCTATTGCATTTGGCTCTATGCTTACAGCAGAAGAATTAATAAAACAAAATATAGATCCTCATAGAGCAGATGATATTGTTCCATGGATAGCAGCAGGTGGTTATGTAATACCAATGGCATTAAATAAATTTACAAGTGATATTCCAGCAAAAGTAGTAGATGATGTTGTTGAGTTAGATAAAACATATAACAAAACTGCTGTTCCTAAAATAACAACTAAATTAGATGAAACAGGTCAAACTAAAATATATGAAGATGGTATATTAGTTGATGCTAATAAAATAGATTCTCCACCAAGTAGTGTAGGTTCACAAGGTATTAAAAGTAATAATATAGCTAACACTCCTAAAAAAAGAATGGAAGGAGAAGAATTTGTTAAAACTCATTTAAAATGGTTTGGTGAAGATGGGCCATGGACTCCTGTATTTAGAGTAGTTAAATCATCATCTCTTACTGCTAAGAAAATGATGGGAGATATTTTAGATACTCCTTTATTAAAAATAAAAAATACTAAAGCACAAAATTGGACTGCTAGTACAGGTTCTATAGAAACTAAAATGAAAATAATGAAAGTAGATGAGCTAGAAGCTCACATGGCAGTTAGAAATAAATATTTAGAATATATAGCTAGAGTACAAGGTGAAAATGCAAAACCTAAAACTCAAATAGGTTTACATTTACATAATAGAATGACTCCAAATTATTTAACTTTAAATGAATTTTCTCAAGAAGTAGCAAAAGCAAGAATATTAAAAAAACATGATGTACCTGAAGTTTATGAATCATCTCGTATTTATGGTGATAAAGTTTATGACAAACTCTGGAAAGAAATAGATGAGTTAGGTATTAGAGAAATGCCAGTAGTAAAAGAATTAAAACTATGGGAAGAAACATTAAAAAAAATGAGAATCAAACAAGAAAAGACAGTTGATTTTTATGAACCATCTTCAAAAACTAGAGTACAATATACTATTAATGAAATTCAATCGAATATAGATGAATTAAAAAAATTACATGACAGAATTAAATCAGGTTCTAAAGTAGATAATTATATAAATAGAATTTATCTTAAAAATAATATTGATGCTAACAAAGCAGGATTTAGACAAATTATAATTGATAATAATAGAAGATTAGGCATTACAATGAATAAAAAAGCATTGGATGATTTAATCGAAGATTTGTCTAATTATTTTCCTTTTCAAAGATTTGAAAAAACACCTTGGAAAAAATGGCTTGAAGAATGGGAGGCATATGGAAAAGGTGGTGTTAAAGGTTTAGATGAATTTTTAGCACATAAAAGATTTATCTTTAATAAAGATAGATATGCTAGATCATTAAGAGCGAGAACATTAAATTTAGATGCTAAAGCTCAAATAGAAATGATTGAGCAAGGTTTTATTATGGGAGATATATTCGGTCTTGCTAAAGCATATTCTAGACAAATGATACCAGATATACTTCTTACTAGAAAATTTGGAGATCCTAATGGTAAAGGATATAAATATATTTCAGAAGCTGAATCTATGACAGATGCAGGTTTACTATCTGTTGCTAATGAATATGCTTTAAAATTAGTTGGTAAAAAAGGTAAAGAAAGAATTGCTCTTATTAAAGAAAGAGATCAAGTTTTATCAGATTTAGAAGCAGCAATAGAATTAGTTAGAGGTACTTTTGGATTACCTAAAGATCCTCATGCTTGGTATTCTACTGCAATGAGAACAATGAAACATTATAATACACTAACTATGCTTACAGGATTTATGGCAGCAGCTCCAGATATAGCTCGTGTTGTTATGACTTCTGGAGTTAAAAGAGGATTTAGAACTCAATTTGAATTATTAGGTAATTTTCTTGCAGATGGTAATTTATTTAAATTAGGAAAAGCAGAAGGTAGAGCAGCAGGAGAAGCATGGGATTTAATTACAGGACAAAGAGCAATGCTTATGGGTGATATAGGAGATATGTTTGGTGTTGCAAATAAAATAGAACGAGGAATGGGACAACTAGCTCATTTAAACTTTATGTATGTAAACATGATGTCCAGATGGACAGAATTTGCAAAAGCATTAGCTTCGGTAACAATTGGTTCTAGAATACTTGAAGACTCTATTAAATGGTCTAAAGGAGGACAGTTAGCAGATAAATGGAAAACTGCTTTAGCTAGTTCAGGTATTGATCAACAAATGGCTAAAAGAATAGCTAAACAATTTGAAGAACATGGAACAAAAGCAAAATATAATTTTATGGCTAATACTGCTTCTTGGACAGATGATGGAGCAAGAGCAGCTTTTAGAGAAGCTCTAAATAAAGATATTAATATTGCAATTGTAACTCCAGGTTTAGGAGATACTCCTAAATGGATGAGTTATGAATTAGGTTCTGTTTTGGCTCAATTTAAAAAATTTGCAATGGGTGCACAACAAAGAATGTTAATGAGAGGTATGCAAGAAAAAGATGGAGATTTCTTATTTGGTGCAATGCTTTTATTAGGATCTGGTATGGTTATAGATGCTATCTATCACAAAACTAGATTTAATAGAGATTATTCAAAATTATCATTAACACAAAAATTACTTAATGGATTTGATAGATCTGGATTAGGTGGAATTTATACAGATATAAATAAAGCTATAGAAACATTATCAAATAACAATATTGGAATTTCTCCTATGTTAGGAGAATCTAAACCATACGGATCATCAATGAGATGGAAAGCAGGAACAATAGGTGGAGCTACTGGAGGACAGCTTTACAATATTGCTGACATTTTATTTGATGTATTTGGAAATAAATATAATCACCACACAGCAAAGAATGTGCGTAGATTGATACCACTTCAGAATATATGGTATCTGGACTGGTTGTTTGACGACATACAAAAAGGACTAAGATTTAAATAATGGCTATTACTATTTCTGATACAGAACCTCGAGTTCAATATACAGCAACATCAGGACAGACAAGTTTTTCTGTTCCTTTTGAATTTTTCACAGTAAACGATATTAAAGTTTACAACGGTACTTCATTGTTATCATACAATGCTTCACCATCATCAGCTTCACAATATTCGGTAACTGGAGCAGGTGTTTCAGGTGGAGGATCAATTACATTAGGTGGGGGTGCCACTCTTAATGATAAGATTACAATTTTTAGAGATTTAGCAATATCAAGATCTACTGACTTTCCTACTTCAGGAGCTTTTCAAATATCTTCATTAAATGATGAATTAGATAAAATTATAGCTATGTGTCAACAGCTTGAAAGAGATTTAAAATTCTCTCCAAGAGCTGCATCAACAACTGCTTCAACTTATAATCTTACTTTTCCTGAATTAGCTGCAAATAAAATTTTATCAGTTAATTCTGGTGGTACAGCTTTAGAATTTTCACAAGATATTACAAATGTAAATACTATTGCGGCAATAGCAACAGATGTAAGTACAGTTTCTGGTATTGCAGCAAATGTAACTTCAGTTGCAGGAAATGCAACAAACATAAATACAGTAGCTAGTAATATTACATCCGTTAATACGGTAGCAGCAGATATTACTAAAGTAGTTGCTGTTGCAAATGATTTAGCTGAAACAGTTTCTGAAATTGAAACAGTAGCAGATGATTTAAATGAAACAACTTCTGAAATAGATACAGTAGCAGCTAATGTTGCTAATGTTAATTCAGTAGGTAATGATATAGCTAATGTCAATACGGTAGCAGGAGCTATATCTAATGTTAACTCAGTAGCTGGTAATGCAACAAATATTAATGCTGTTGCTGGAAACGCAACAAATATAAACGCTGTTAATTCAAATTCAACAAATATAAATACAGTAGCAGGAGATGCTTCTGATATAAATACTTTAGCAGCTATATCTTCAGATATTACAACACTAGCTGGAACAACTGGATTAACAACATTAGCAAACAATGCTTCAAATATAACAATTGTAGCAAACAATAATACTAATCTTTCACTTGTTGGAAATGATATTGCAAATGTTAATACAGTTGCTACAAATATTAGTGGCGTTAATAGTTTTGGTGAAAGATATAGAGTTGCATCTTCAGCACCAACTTCTTCAACAGATGTAGGTGACTTATATTTTGACACTACTGCTAATGAATTAAAAGTTTACAAAACTTCTGGTTGGGCAGCAGCAGGTTCAACAGTTAATGGAACTTCTCAAAGATATACATATAATATTACAGGTGCAGTTTCTAATGTAACTGGTGCAGATGCAAACGGAAATACTCTCGCTTATGATGCAGGGTACGCTGATGTTTATGTTAATGGTGTTCGTATGTCAGCAGCTGATATTACAATTACTTCTGGTACTTCAGTAGTATTTGCTTCACCTTTATCTAATGGTGATGTTGTAGATATAGTTGCTTATGGAACATTTGATGTAGCTTCTATTAACGCAGCTAATATAGATTCAGGAACTTTAAACATTGCAAGAATTGCAGATCTTGGAATAACAACTGCTAAATTAAATACAGGTGCAGTAACAGGAGATAAAATTGGTGCTGATGCTGTTAATGGAGATAAAATTGCAGATGATAGTATTAATAGTGAACATGTAGCAGATGGTTCAATAGATAATATTCATTTAGCAGGTTCTATTGCAAATAATAAATTATCTAATTCAAGTATTACAATTAACGGATCAGCAGTATCATTAGGTGGTTCAGTTACAGTAGGTGAAACTAAACCTACTATAACAAGTTTAACACCAAGTGTTATTACTAATGATCCTTCCAATGTAGTTATTGCAGGAGCAAACTTCCAAGCAATACCTAGAGTACACGCAATTAATACTTCAACAGGAATATGGTATGAAGCAAGTACAGTTACTTATACTTCTGCTTCATCAATAACAGCAAACTTTACATTAACTGTTGATTCAGCAAATTACAGAATTAGAGTTGAAAACCCAGATGGTAACGCAGTTATATCTGGAGCTAGTGCATTAAATGTAAGTGATGCACCTGCTTGGACAACAGCAGCTGGATCTCTTGGATCAGTAGCAGGTGATTTTAATGGAACAATAACAACAGTAGCAGCCACAGGAGATACAGTTACTTTTACAGAAGTATCTTCTCCTTTAGTTTTAACAAATGCTTCTCAAGCAAACTGTGCGTTGTCTACAGCTGGAGTAATTACTACAAGTGATTTTGGTGGTTCAAGTACAACAGCAACTTTATATACTTTTACTATCCGAGCAACAGATGCACAAGGACAAACAAGTGACAGAGTATTTACATTACAATCATCATTTGGTTCAACAGGTGGAGGACAATTTAACTAATGGCTAGTACATCACTACAAAGAACTTTTGGATCAGAAGGTAATAGAAAAAAATGGACTTGGAGTGCGTGGATAAAAAGAAGTGCAACAGGTTCTGCAACTGCTTCTAACGGCTACACACTTTGGAACTGCGAAGGCAATAATGCAAATGATAATTTCATTTTTCAAATAACTATAAATGGGGGAGGCTCAGGCGGAACTACTGATAGTTTGGCTTTGCATACTTACGGCAATGACGTATTTAGAACAACTAGAAAACTGGCAGATACGAACGGCTGGTATCATATAGTTTTTGCTTTAGATACAACTCAAGCCACTGCGACTGACAGAATAAAACTGTATGTTAATGGGGATCAACTTACTTATTCTCAAGAAACTAATTTTCCTACTCAAAATTATAATATGGGAATTAATAGAGCAGCTTTACATTGTATAGGAAGTCACGGATCTAATGCTAATTATTATTTTGACGGTTTAATGAGCCATATTCATTTTTGCGATGGTTATCAATATGCTGCATCAGACTTTGGCGAAACAAATAGCGTCACTGGTGAGTGGACTATAAAAACTTCACCAAGCGTTTCTTATGGAACTAATGGTTTCTTTATTTTAAAAGATGGCAACTCAGGAACAGACCAATCTCCTAACTCTAATGATTTTACTGCGGCTGCTGGTTCACTTACAAAATCTGAAGATTGTCCAAACAATATTTTTTGCACGTTTAATCCACTTTATAAATCGCTACCTACTGGTGGTTTATTCAACGGAAATACAACAGCAAAAACTGGTAATGGTGACAGCACTTGGCGAAGTGCTTTTGGAACTTTAGCAGCTAATTCAGGAAAATATTATATGGAGGTAAAATGGTCAGCTGGTTCACATTTTGCAATTGGATTTGCTAGTACAAAAGTTTTACAAATGAAAGACGTAAAAGATTTAACAGATAATAGTTATTCAGGTGGAGGATATTATTACGCCCAGTATGGTACGAATTTTTATTCTCAAGGCTCAGCAGCTAGCGGTTATACTAGTTATTCTGCAGGTGACATACTTGGATTAGCTTTAGATTTAGATAATAACAAAATGTATGTAAGCATTAATGGAACTTTTCAAGGTAGCGACAATCCTGCAACAAACACTGGTGGAGTTTCTATCGGTGGTGACTTAGACAGTTTTTGGACATTTGGTATTTCTGTTTATAGTAATTCAGGAGTTGGTACTTATGACGCTAACTTCGGTAATGGCTATTTTGGAACAACGGCAGTATCAAGTGCAGGAACTAACGCAAGTAATAATGGGATCTTTGAGTACAATGTTCCAAGCGGCTTCACGGCATTATCAACTAAAGGATTAAATTTATAGTAGGAATTATGGCTTACACAGCAATAGATAAACACACATCATTTTTTAATACTAAACTTTATACAGGAACAAATGCAATACAAAATGTTACTGGTGTCGGTCATCAGCCAGACCTTGTCTGGATAAAAGATAGAAGTGGTACAAATTCTGGTAGTCATAATCATAATTTAATAGACTCAGTAAGAGGTGCACCAAAAATAATTATGACAGATAATAGTGGTGCTGAAATAACAGATAGTACAGATGCATTAACAGCTTTTGCTTCAGATGGATTTACATTAGGTGCTAATAATACAGGAACACAATCACAAGAATTAAATGGTCATACTAATGGTGGAAATGAATATGTATCATGGAACTGGAAAGCAGGAGGCACAGCACCATCACAAACTTATGTTGTTAAAGTAGTTTCAGATAGTGGTAACAAATATAGATTTGATGATTTTGGTACGAGTGCTGTTACATTAGATTTGCAAGAAGGTGGTACTTATACTTTTGACCAAGCAGATAGTTCTAACTCTGGTCATCCATTAAGATTTTATACAGCAGCAGATAAAACTGGTGGAGAATATACAACAGGAGTTACAACAAATGGAACACCAGGAAGTTCTGGTGCTTATACTAGAATAACAGTAGCAGGTTCTGCACCAACATTATATTATCAATGTTCTGCACACGCATCAATGGGTGGTCAAGTAAATACAAACTCAACATTTGGTTCATCTAATTTTAGTGGTAGCATACAATCAACTGTTTCTGTTAATATCACATCAGGTTTTTCAATTTCAAAATATACTGGCACTGGTTCAGCAGCAACAATAGGACACGGACTAGGTGCAGTTCCTCAAATGATATGGGTAAAAAGATTAGATAGTGGTAATAACTGGACAGTTTATCATCACAGACACGGTAATAACAAAGGTCTTTATTTAGATACAAATGGAACTGGTGATACTAGCTCAGCGTTTTGGAATGACACTACTCCAACATCAACTGTCATTTCGTTAGGTAATGGAGCTTCAGTAAATGCTAGTGGTGGAACTTACCTTTGTTACAGTTTCGTGTCTAAAACTGGTTTTAGTGAAATCGGTGAATACATAGGAAATGGAAATGCTGATGGAACATTTGTTTACACAGGATTTAAACCAGCTTGGTTGATGATTAGACGAACAGATGCAAATGAACATTGGCATATTTTTGATGTAAAAAGAAATCCAACTTATCCAACAAGTACGAGCTATGACGGTATGGCTACAAGATTGATGGCAGATCTTACTAGTGGTACTGACTTATCTCAAGGTGGTTTTAGATTTTTAAGTAATGGATTAAAAATGACTACAAGTTGGACAGGTGGAAATAATAGTGGTAGCTCATTTATTTATATGGCTATTGGACAATCATTAGTAGGAACAAACAAAGTACCATGTACAGCGAGGTAATATGACAAAAGCACGAGATTTAAGTAAAATAGCAGGAAGTATAACAAACAATAAAATACCTTCAGCAAAATTAGATGTTTCATTTGAAAATATAAATGACACAGGTACAGAAGGTACTAAAGTATCTGTAGGTTCTACTGGTCAAAGAGGAACAACTACAGGACAATTAAGATATAATTCAACAACAAATAATTTTGAATTTAGAGATAATACTGGAACAACAGATTTTTTATCTCCTCCTCAATTAACTTCTGTTGATGTGAACGATGTTCAAACAGATTTAGGTGGTAACGAAACTTTTGTTATTACAGGTAAAAATTTTAAAACAGGAGCTGTAATTAAATTTATAGCTAATGATGCTAGTGAAGTAACAGCAACAACAACAACGAGAAATAGTGCTACTCAAATAACAGCTGTAATAGCAAGATCACAATTTACTAATGCTAAAGAACCATATGATATTCATATTACAAATGGTGATGCTTTAACTGCTGTTTTAGCTGATGTTGTCAATGTAGATAATAATCCTGTATGGCAAACAAATGCTACCCTCCCTATCATATACAATAACATGTCACAAAATATTCAGTTATCTTGTACTGATAGTGATGGAGATACAGTAACTTATGCAATAACTTCTGGTTCATTACCAACTGGATTATCAATGAATAGTTCTGGATTAATTACAGGAACATCTCCTAATGTTGGTAGTTCAACTTCATATAATTTTACAGTTAGAGCAACAGCAAATTCAAAAACAGCAGACAGAGCTTTTACTCAAACTGTTAATCCAAATACTGCTCCAACTTGGAATACAGCAGCAGGTTCTCTTGGTACTCTTTACGATAGTGGTAGAGCAGCATCAGGAGTAACAGCGTTATCAGCAAGTGATGCACAAGGTCAATCAATTACTTACGCTGTAACTTCTGGTTCTATTCCTGGAGGATTAACTTTAAATAATGACGGTACTTGGTCAGGAACAGCTACTGCTGTTGGTTCAGATACAACTTCTACATTTGAAGTAACACCAACTGATAGTGCTAGTGCAGCAGGTTCAGCAAGACAATTTACTATTCTAGTTAAGGCTCCTACATTACAAACATTCTCAACTTACGGAACAGGAACATGGACAGCTCCTGTAACTGGAAATATTAAAGCAGTAGTTATAGGTGCAGCTGGAGGAAGTGGACACAACGGAGGAAAAGGTGGAGGTGGTGGTATAGTTTACCATGCATCTTATGCTGTTGTTAAAGATACAGTTTACAATTACACAGTTGGTGAAAGTGGAGCAGCTTGGCATACTAGAACAGGTGGTGGATCATCTGTTGGAAAAAATGGTGGCTCATCTAAATTTGGAATATCTGGAAATTCAGCAGAACTAATTGCATTAGGTGGTGGTGGTGGACAACACTCAAATGGTTCTCAAGAAAAATCAGCTGGAGCTGCTAACGAAGGATCTTATATGGGTACTGTAGGTTCGCAAGTACAAGGATGTTACAGACCAACTGCATCTCTTGGAACACAACAAGGTGTAGGTGCAACAATCTATGGAGGATATAGATGTGGAACTTCAAACATGCAACACTATGCTTGGGATCTTGCAGGATCAGCAGGAGCTGGTGGTAATGGTAATTCAGTATCAAGATGTGGTGGAAATGCAAACGGAGGAGCTGGTGTTGATTTCTCAAGTCTTGATTCTGATATTGCTGCTTTAGGTCATAATAGTTGTTTTGCTGCTGGTTGGCATGCAGGAGGTTGGTATAGTGGAACAACTGGAACAAAACAAAATGGATTCGATGCGTATGGTGGAGGAGGAACACAAACAGGAGCAGTTATCCTTAAATATTAAGGAATTAGAAAACTCTCCTCATCCTGAAACTTCTTTATCAAAAGAAAGATATTTAATTTGTCAAAAATGTGATAGGTTTAATAACACCTTTAAATTATGTAAAGAGTGTAATTGTTTTATGCCATTAAAAGTAAGAATACCAAAATCACTTCACGACATTAAATGTCCGATAGGTAAGTGGTGATTAAATTATATTTTCCTACAGCTATATTTTATAAAGATAAAATTTTTGATGAATTAGAATTAGATTTACTTAAAGAGAAATCAAATAACATTTTAAATAAAATAAAAGAAAATAAATCTAATTGGTACTCTCAACTTAAAAATACTTTTAATCAATATAATCTAGTTGACGATCCTCATTTTGAAGTTTTATTAAAAGTCATTAATGAATATGTAACTTCTTTTAATCATGCACATGGATCTAAATTAGTTTATAACAAACCTTATTCTGCTTGGTTAAATCTTTATAACGAAGGTGACTATCAAGAATTTCACAATCATGCTTCTCATAGGTATTCAGCTATATTTATTATAGAAGGAGAAAAGAATATAGATAAAGCAACACCAATTTGTTTTAACAATCCCTATCAAGATATGCTACCACCAAATGGTGTAGAAGGATTAAATGAATTAACCTTTCAACAATATTCTTTTAATGCTTTAGAAAATAGTCTTATTATATTTAGAAGTCATTTACAGCATTGTGTACAAAAACATATAGGCAAAAAGCAAAGAATAAGTTTAGCACTTAATTATAATTAATGAAAATTATTAAAAATTTTTTACCAGATCCATTGTTTAAAACAATTAAGACAATGACAATGGAAAGTGATTTTCCATATTATTATATGGCATCAACAGCAGATCCAAATGATGATAGTTACTTTTTCTTTTGTCATTTACTATACAAAGACAAACAAACATTAAGCGATCATTTAATGCCTATTGTTTATCCAATAATGGCAAAGGTAGAACATCAAGAATTACTAAGAGGTAAAGTTAATTTATATACCAAGACTCCTAAACCTATAACTACAGGATTTCATATAGATGGAGATTTTCAACACAAAGTATTACTTTATTCAGTTAATACTAATAATGGATATACTTTATTCGAAGATGGTAAGAAAGTACATTCGGTAGCTAATCAAGCTGTTATATTTGATGGTCATATAAAACATTCCTCAGTAACACAAACTGATGAGAAAATTCGAGTAAATATTAATATTAATTTTAGATAATTGTGCGTTTAGTAAAATACATAAAACTTATAGCAACAACAAATGACTTATGTTCTCAATATAATTGTATGCTCTATAGTTTTAGGTACATGCTCAGCACCTATTCCTCAAGGGCAATTCAGTTCATATCAAGAATGTGGACATGCAGGTTATGAATATGCATACAATACTTTTAAATCTTATCATGTTGAAGATGTTAATAAATTTCAAACACTTATTAAATTTTATTGTCAACCAATTGAGGTTATTCAATCATGAGAAAAAAGAAGATAATATCTGCAAAGGAATATAGCGATATGGTTACTGCAGTAAGATTATCTTCTCATGAAAAGATTTGTGCAGAAAGAATGAAAAGTTTAATTAAAACAATGGATGAATTAAGAAAGGATGTAAAGGATATGAAAGCAGATATGAATAGGTGGAAAGGTGCAGGTGGAATTATTATTTTACTTGGTGGACTTATTGGATCTGTTTTCTATTTCTTTATGAAATAGTTTATGTTTAAAGGACACAGAATAATAGTTATAGGTGATACACATGATTCACCTAATATACCTCAAGATAGATTTAAATGGATTGGCAAATATATAAAAGAACAAGAACCTGACTACATTATTCAAATAGGTGATTTTGCTTCATTCGATAGTTTAAGTTATTTTCAAAAAAATTCTACACAAGCTGGTAAACTTAAAGATGCCTATATGGTAGATATAGACTCATTAAGATCTGCTATTAATTTATTAGATAAATATATTGATAACGATAGAATACCTAGACATTGTACATTCGGTAACCACGAACAAAGAGTTTATAAGTTTGAGGAGAACATTCCTGAAATAGCAGGTATGATGAAAAAAGAACTGCATGATACTTATTTATTGCGTAACTGGAAAATTTCTCCTTATGGGGCATTTAAAAATGTAGGGGGGGTGGCTTTTACACATTGCCCTCTCAATATTATGGGTAAAGAATATGGAGGGAAAAATTGTGAAATCCAAATAGCTAATGATGCAACTAATGATATAGTCTTTGGACATACTCATAAATACAGAGATTGGAAAGCTCCTAAAATAGGCGATAGAAACTTTGTTAGAATAGTTAATGTAGGTTGTGCGTTGCCTTTTAATCATGTTGAGGAGTATGCTAAATTGAATTTAACTGGGTGGAGTTGGGGAATAGTCGAACTCGGAATCTGGGAAAATCACATCCAAGAAAGTCAATTTATTTCTATGGATAGACTGGAGAAACAATATGCTAGATAAATTTAAAAATTGGTGGAGTAATTTTAAAGATAGAATGGTATTGAGATGGAATCAATACAAAAACCATTTATATAGGAGTTATAAAAAATGATAACTTCTGTTGATCAATGGGATGCAGAAAGATGGCCAAACTTTTCTGCTGATGAATTTAAATGTCAAGGTTCTGGAGAATTAAATATATCTCCTATAGTATTAGATTTTTGCCAAGCATTTAGAAATATGCATGGTGAAGGAGTTTCTATTAACTCTGGTTATAGATGTCCTGATCATAATAATTCGGTATCTTCTACAGGTACAGATGGCCCACATACAACAGGATTAGCTGTTGATATTTCTACAAATACACAAACACAATATAAGTTAATTAGATTTGCAATGAACTACAATCCTCAAGCAATGGGTATTGGAGTTGCAAAAACATTTACTCATATTGATTTTTTAACAACAGATAACGGTGATAAGTATGCTGTTAGACCTAATGTATGGAAATATTAAATGTGGTTCTCAGCTCTTAAATTAGGATTAAACGCAGCAACACACATCTACAAAAAGAAACAAGAAACTAAAATGTTAATGTCAGATGCTGCTGCTAAACATGCCGAAAAAATGGCTAAAGGAGAATTAGCTTATTCTGGTAAATTATTAGAAGCTCGTCAATCAGACTGGAAAGACGAGGCAGTACTTATAATATTAACGCTTCCAATTTTAGTGATCGCTTATGGAGTTTTTAGTGACGATCCGGGAGCTTCAGAAAAAATTAAAATGTTCTTCGAACAATTCCAACAGCTCCCTTCATGGTTCACAAATTTGTGGATCCTCGTTGTAGCATCAATATACGGTATTAAAGGAACTCAGATATTTAAAGGCAAGAAATGAAATTTGTAAAGTTAGGAGTTTACTTTTTTCTAACTTTATTATGGTCTTCGTTATTAATATTAACAACAATTAATTTAGTATGAGCAGAAAATCACCTTTAAAAATATCTGAAGAAGCAGCTGTGCAAATGCCGATGAAAACGGTAGCTTCTTTAATTTGTATGGTAGCAATTGGCACTTGGGCTTATTTCGGTATCGTAGAACAACTTAATAAACATTCTACTGAACTTCAATTAATGACAAGTGATTTAGAAAAGAATACCGAGTTTAGAATTAAATGGCCTCGTGGTGCTTTAGGAAGTCTTCCTGCAGATAGTGAACAATTTATGCTTATTGAAGATTTATACAAACAAGTAGAAAAATTACAAAAAGCACAAGAAGATGGTATGCACAATAAAGTTAATATTGAATTTTTACAAAAACAAGTTGAGAAACTTTTAGCTGATGTTGAAAAATTAAAAGATTCTAATAGATCTCTTAAATATAAGAATGGAGGTGGCAATTGAAAACAGAGTTGATAGTAGCTTTATTAATGTTTGTAGGAGCAGAAATTAAAGAACATAGAATACAAGTTGATGGAATGGCTCAATGCCTTCGTGGTAAGCGTGAAGCTGAAAGAATATTTACAGAAAATGTTACTTATAAATGTATTAAGTCTAAAGCAGAATTAGAACAAAATATAGATGGCAGCTGGTCGATCAAAAAACTCATTCTTGAATAAAAGAACTTATACTCATCATAAAGAACATGGTGAGGATATGTCTTATGAAAATGAGTTAAATAAATTTATTGACGACATTGCCAATAACACCCCAAACGCAGATCAGTTTAATGAGAAAAAAAGCAAAAAAAAGAAAGTTAGAAGATATAGATAGATACATTGCTCAATGTAGATATTGTAAAAAAGATGTATCTTCACAACAATCATTTGTTGCTTTTGCATCTAAAGATTATGCTCATTATCAATGTATGAAGGAAGAAGACGAAAAACAGCAAAAAGATCTAAAACACAATCAAGAATAGCATTTAAAGCTCCATATCTTAACGGAGAGTGCCCTTCAGGCATAAATACGGTATCAGTGTACCCCCTAATATTAGAGCTTCTGTATGAGCTTAATTTAGCTTATTACCGTCTTCTCGGTATTTTTCAGATTGAATGGTAGCTAAAGCTGATGAAAGTAGATCTATAAAGAAAGGTTTTTTATTATATTGGGAAGATAAAGTCATTGTTGCTGAAACTAATGCAACAAGTGTCGCATCTACATTTCCTCTTTTAAGTATGTCTACCGTTAGGTAGTC